GGCGGCCCCCTGGAGACGCCGCTGACCCCCCAGATCGCGGCGGCGGTCGAGAACAACTACCGCCGGTGGCTCGCCACGGGCGGGCAGATCTACCAGTGACGCGGCCCGGGCACGCCGGGCGCACTCTCGCAAGGAGAAGCACGATGACACGATCCACCCTACCCGCATGGAACCTCGGGCACACCACTGGCCCCCTGCGCTGGGCGCGCTTCGCTGACGCGGACGACACCCCCGCCGACGGTGCCGACACCAGCGACAAGGACAAGGACTCTGGGGACGAAGATCCCCAGGGCGACGAGTCGGACGACGCCGAACAGGACGAGGACCCGGAGGGCTCCGACAAGCTCGGCGACCCCGGCAAGAAGGCGCTCGAATCGATGAAGGCCAAGTGGAAGGCGGAGCGCAAGGCCCGCCAGGACCTCCAGGCCAAGCTCGACAAGGCCGACCCGGACAAGGACTCTGAGCGTGAGCGCGCCGTGACCGAGAAGGCCAACCAGCGCATCCTCCGCTCAGAAGTCAAGGCGGCTGCCGCAGGCAAGCTCGCCGACCCGAAAGACGCGCTCCGCTTCCTCGACCTCACCAAGTTCGAGGTCGACGAGGACGGGGACGTGGACGAGGACGAGATCGCGGACGCGATCGCGGACCTCATCGAGAAAAAGCCCTACCTCGCCGCGCAAGGTGAGCGCCGGTTCAAGGGCTCAGCAGACGGCGGAGTTCGCAAGGAGTCCCGCCCGAAGCAGGTCACGCGCACCGAACTGGGGCGCATGACTCCAGCGCAGATCCTCAAGGCCCAAGACGAAGGGCGCCTCGCGGACCTGCTGAAGTCCAAGAACTGACAGGAGCATCATCATGGCTATCACCAACTTCATTCCCGAACTGTGGAACGCCGCAGTTCAGGTCCCCTTCGAGAAGACTCTCGTCTTCGGGCAGCCCTCCGTGGCGAACCGCAAGTACGAGGGGCAGATCAAGCAGCAGGGCGACACCGTCAACATCACCACCATTGGTGACCCGACGATCAAGACCTACGACAAGACGACCGACATCGAGGTCGAGGACCTCACCGACGGGACTCTCAAGCTGGTCATCGACCAGGGCGACTACTTCGCGTTCCGCGTCAACGACGTGGACGCCGTGCAGGCGGCGGGCGACTTCCGCTCCCCCGCCACCAGCCGCGCCGCCTACGGCCTCAAGGACAAGGTCGACACGTTCATCGCCAGCCTGTTCAACCTCACTGTCGCCAACGGCGGGCCCGCGACCGCGAACCGGCTCGGGGACGTGAACGTCATCAACGGGACCGGCACTGGGAAGCCCGGCGACGGGCAGACCACGGCGTTCAACGTCCTCGTGGGCCTCAACGAGAAGCTGAACAAGCAGAACGTGCCCACGGACGGCCGCTACGTCATCGTCCCCCCGGAGTTCCTGTCCGCCCTCCTCCAGGACCCTAGGTTCACTCGCGTGGACGCCTCAGGCACTGCGGAGGGTCTGCGCAACGGGATGGTCGGGCGCGCCATCGGGTTCGACATCCTCCAGTCGAACAACCTGCCCACAGCGTCCAGCAAGACCCTCGTGGTCGCCGGTATCCCCGACGCGCTGAGCTTCGCGTCCCAACTCACCGAGACGGAGGCCCTGCGCTCGCAGGGGCGTTTCGCTGACATCGTGCGCGGCCTGAACGTGTACGGCGCGAAGATCACCCGCCCGGAGGGACTGGCGACCGCGAACTGCGCGTTCGTCGCCGGGACCGGCGTGGACACGGTGGTCACCACCGCTGGCGCGTGACCGGTAGGAGTCGAGGAGGAAGGGGGCCCGTCGTGGAGCCGCTAGCAACACCCGATGACGTGGCGAAGCTCGGCGTAGACACGTCCAACGCTGAGCTGGTCGCCTTCCTCCTCGACTCCGTGTCCACCGCAGTGCGCGACGCGGCGGGCGGGCCGATCACCACAACGACGGCGACCGTCACCTACCCGGGGACCATGGAGCAGTACCTTCCCCTCGTCGGCTCACCGATCCGCAGCGTCTCCCTCGTCGTCCTCGATGGGCGGACACTGCCCGACGACGACTACAAGCTGCGTGACGGCCGCCTGTGGCGCGCCCAAGGGTGGATCGGACAGCACAAGGACGTGGACGTCACCTACACGTTCGGTCTCGACGATGTGCCTGCCGACATCGTGAAGCTGGTGGCGACGTTCGTGGCCGCCGGCATCAACGAGGCCGCGCAGGGTGTCGGTGAGCGCCGGGGCTTGTCCTACGCCCGCATCGACGACTTCCAAGAAGGGTATCTCCAGGGTGACGCGGAGGTCGTGGACCTCACGGAGATCCCGCAACGCACGAAGGACGCGCTCCGGAAGCGGTTCTCCGCTGGCGGCGCCTACGTGACGGGGAGCTACTGATGGACCCCGTCGCGCTCGCCAAGCGCGGGCAGAGGATGGCAGAGTCCCTGATGGTGGACCGGGTGCGCGCGGTGCGTCTCGGGAAGCCGGTGACGTCGCCGGATGGTGACGTGACGACGCCGGAGACCCCGCTGTACGAGGGCATGGGGAAGGTGCAGACGTGGGAGGGGGTCCAGTCCAACCCCGACAGCGGCGGCCAGATCGCCACCGTCCAGCGCTACACCGTCCACGTGCCGGTCGGCGCGTGGGACGTGCGCATCGGAGACGTCATCGACGTCATCACCGCCACCCTCGACCCGCTGCTGGCCGGGCGCCGGTACCGCGTCGTCTCCCTGCTCCACAAGTCCCTGCCGACGGCGTACCGGCTGGGTGTCGAGGAGGTCCTGTGATGGCTGGTTTCACGATCGACACGCGCGAGGTCGACAAGCTGGCCATGGATCTCGCCGCGGCGCCCGCGCGCGTGATCCCCGAGGTCGAGGCCGTGCTCAAGCGCGGCGCGCAGAACATCAAGCGCGGCATGCAGCAGGACTTCTCTCGCTCCCGGCACTTCGGGCAGGTCGCGCCGACGGTGTCCTACGACCGCCGCGGGTTCGCCTCAAGCATCGGGTTTGAGATCGGGCCGACGATCGGCGGGTCCGGGTCCCTGGCGGGCGTGGCCGTGGAGGGCGGGGCCCGCGGGGGCGGCGGCACGGTCAACGTGGACGCGCCCCTGGCCGGTGAGAGCCTGCGCGTCCAGCGCGAGCTGGGGAAGGTCCTGGCGAAGGCGGTGCTCCCATGACCGCGGTCCTGCCCCTCGTGGAGGCGCTGCGGAGTCTGGCGCCGTCGGGGATCATCGCACATGCGGGTGAGGCGCCGTCTGATGCGACGCTCCCCTGGCTGGTCCTCAACATGACGCTCCCGGATTCGGAGCGCACGGAGGGCGGGCACACCGCGGGGACTGGCGAGCTGCTGGTGACCGTGGCCGGCCTGACCGAGGACCAGACGATCCTGTGGGCTGACCGCGCGGTGCACGCGTGGCGCGGCGCCCGCGTGACGGTCCCCGGCTGGCAGGTCGGCGCCCTCGTGCAGCGCGACGACGTCGCCATGTTCCCCGACGACGTGACGATCGCGAGCACGAACAGACGAGTGCAGGTCGCGAAGATCCACTTCGCGTTCACCTGCTCGGAGACGGAGGACTGATGGCATTCATCAGGGTCAAGGACAAGGACACGGGCCACGAGTTCGACGTCCGGGAGGACTCGATCCTCCTGCGCGAAGGCTCGGTCGAGCACGTGAAGCCGAAGCAGTACCCGCCGAGCCGCTACCCGCGTCCGGCGAAGCACCACATTGACCTGTCTGCGTCGACCGGCGCGACGGAAGCCACTCCTGAGGAGGAATGACAATGGCTGGTAGCAACATCCCGTCGACCCCGGCCGACGGCAACATCAAGACGGTCCTCGTCCCCGCGGTCGCGGACCTCACGAAGCCGACCCTGACCGAGCTCAACGCCGCCACCGCCAAGCAGATCAGCTGCTACCTCACGGCCGGCGGGTTCGCCCTCACGGTCGATCAGGCGACGATCACTGACGAGCGCGAGTGTGACACGATCACCCGCGGCCTCCCGGGCCGCAAGACCCCGACCCTGGCGATCACAGGCATCGACAACACGAACAGTGAGGTCGAGGAGAACGACCTCGCGGAGGCCCTCACCGAGGGGTCGAAGTGGATCGCGGTCCGCCGCCGCGGCAAGGCGTTCGATGCCGAATTCGAGACGGGCGACGTCGTCTCCGTCACCGAGTTCACAGTGGGCGTCCGCAGTGAGGTCGCCGCCGAAGCGAACTCGGTGCTGCGGTCGGTGTGGAACACCTTCGTCAGCGGGTTCGAGCCCGACGCGGTCGTCGCTGCTGGCGCCTGACCCCACCAATCCACCTCGCCGCGGGCTCTGGGTCCTCCCCCGCGGCGAGGTGCACCACCGTGAGGACTCAACCGAGTGGGAGGACACCACTGTGAGCATCACACTGAAGCGGGCCACGCGGAGCGTGGACCTGTGCACCGACATGAGCCTCGTCGCCGACCATGAGCGGGCCGTGGAGGCCCTGGACCGCGCCCAGAAGGACGCCGCGGACCGGGAGAACACAGGGGTCCCGGCTGCGGCGCGCGCCGTCGAGGCGATCGAGGACGCGATGCGGGCCGCGACCCTGGAGTTCACGCTCCAGGCCGTCCCCCGGAAGGCGTTCCAGGAGTTCGTCGCGGAGCATCCGGCGCATGAGGGCGACAAGATCGACGAGGCTTACGGGCTCGCGATCTCGGAGCTGGACGTGCTGATCGCCCAGTGCATCGTCGGCGTGCGGGAGAAGGACGGCGGCCCGGTCGACTTCGACCCGGCGTCGGAGTGGTCGGCGCTGGCCGATGAGATGACGGACGGCCAGTGGCAGGAGTTCGCGCTGGCCGCGATCAACATTCAACGTGGGGGGTCGACGACCATCCCTTTCTCCAAGGCCGCATCGCTGGCGATCCGCAGGTACGGGCCGACCTCGAACTAGCCGAGCGGCTGGGCGTCTCCTACAAGCGGCTCATGGGCTGGGAACCCACCACGACCTACACGTACGACGACCAGGGGCGCCTCGTGTCGTCCACGCCGGAGGTTGAGTGGGACGACGTGGAGCGCGCGTGGATGCTCGCCCTCCAGCGGTACCGCGTGGAGGACCTGTGCCCCATCTGCGGCAGGCCAAAAGCCGTCTGCCAAGCCCCCGAAGCGGAGTTTATGTTCGACGTGCCCCCGCCATCCCGGTGCCACCTGACCACGGCGCTCCGCCGCGCACAGAAGACCTACATGGACGCCACGCACTCGGAGTTCCCGGACGCCCTCGACTGGCACGCCACACTCAGGGACGACGCGTTCCCTACCGGCCGCTGAACTTCACGAAGTGGTTCACGAGCATGATGACGGCGCCGAGGATCGCGCCGAAGAATCCCTGCACGAACGCGGAGTTGACGAACAGCAGGACGCCCGCGATGACGAGCAGGGCGCCGATGGCGAAGCCGAGACTATGCGTCTCAGGCTGCGGCTTCTTCGCGTCGACCGGCTCTGGCGTGGTGCTCATGGTGTCCTCCATCAATCGAGCTTGTGAACATCGACGGCGATCTGGAGGACGCCGACGACGATCGCCGCGACCGTCAGCCACATGCCGATCTGAACGTCTGCCCAGAAGAAGACCACGCCTCCCGCGATGAGTAGGAGTGCAGCAAGGGCAATCGCCCACGTAACAGACTCTTTCGGCGCGCCCTGCGCAGGCGCCGCGTTCTCACTCATGCCCTGATCGTATCCGGGCTCGCCCTTGTCCTGAGGAGGTTTCCGTGGCTGATCGCACCGTGAAGGTCATCCTTGACGCCACAATCTCCGGGCTCCAGTCGAAGATGAAGGCCGCGAAGGGATCTGTCCAGGATTTCTCTTCGAACACGTCGCAGTGGTTGACGAAGAATGAGGGCAACCTCGACAAGGTCGCGTCGTCGTCAATGAAGATGGGCGCCGTCCTGACTGGCGCGTTCGGTCTGGCCGTGAAGTCCAGTGCAGATTTCGAGTCGGCTATGAGTGGCGTACAGGCCGCCACGATGGAGACCAGCAGCAACATGGGCGTGCTGCGCGAGGCGATCCTTCAGGCCGGGGCGGACACTCAGTACAGCGCGACCGAGGCCGCTGACGCGGTCACCGCGCTGTCGAAGGCTGGCGTCTCAACTCAGGACATCCTCAATGGTGGGCTGGCGGGAGCCCTGAACCTCGCAGCGGCTGGCGAGCTGGACGTGGGTGATGCTGCGGAGATCGCGGCAACCTCGATGAACCAGTTCGGCCTGAAAGGGCAGGACGTCTCCCACATCGCCGACCTGCTGGCCGCCGGCGCCGGCAAGGCTATGGGTGAAGTGACGGATATGGCTGGGGCCATGAAGTTCGTGGGCCCTGTCGCCAGCCAGATGGGCGTCTCGATTGAAGAGACCGCCGGGACCATCGCCTACCTGGCCCAGCAGGGTGTGCTGGGTGAGCAGGCGGGCACGTCTCTGCGCGGTATGTTGTCCTCCCTCACGTCTCCGTCGAAGATTGCATCGAAGACGATGGAGGAACTGGGGATCAACGTCTACGATGCGTCCGGGAAGTTCGTCGGATTCCGGGGAGTGGCGGAGCAGCTCCAGGACTCCATGTCTGGTCTGACGAATGCGGAGCGGGACCAGGCGTTGGGTCGGATCTTCGGCAATGAGCAGATCACGACGGCACGGATTCTCTACCAGGGTGGCGCGTCAGCGGTTGACGAGTGGACGGCGGCTGTCGACGACAGCGGATATGCCGCTGAGCAGGCCGCGATCCGCACCGACAACCTGAAGGGGGACGTTGAGAGGCTCGGAGGCAGTCTGGAGACGGCACTCATCAAGGGTGGTACTGGAGCAAACAACGCATTGCGAGGCCTTGTCCAAGGCGCCGATGCTGTCGTGGACGCGATCGGAAATATCCCGGAGCCCGTCCTGAATGCGACGACGATGATCGTCGGCGCGGGAGGGCTTGTCGCGCTCGGCGCTGGCGGGCTGTCCAAGCTGGCAGTCTTTGTTAACAACACGAAGCTTGCTTTCGAGGGCCTAGGAGTTTCCGCAAAGGCTGCGAGTGTATCCGTGGGGCTCGTTGGGGGGGCGCTCGCGATCGGCGGCCTGGCGTTGGGCGCGTGGATGCAGCACATGGCTGAGGCGAAGGCGCAGACGGATGCCTACAAGACGTCGCTCGACGATGCGACGGGCGCCATCACGGACAATACTCGCGAGACCGCCGCCCATGAGCTGGAACAGCAGGGGATGCTGAAAACCGCACAGGACATGGGCCTCAAGCTCAGTACCGTGGTGGACGCCGTCCTGGGTGAGAGGGACGCGATCGATGAAGTCAACGCGGCGTCGGAGCGCTACTTGGCAACTGGCCGCAGAACGTCGGCTGGTGCTGGGCAGGGGGCTGCATCTCAGAACACGCACGCTGACGCGGTGAACCGGCTAAAGGGCGCGATTGACGGCCAAAACGACAGCCTGAACCAGGCTATCGAGGCGAAGCAGCGTGAGGCCTCGGCGGCGGAGGAGACCGGCGAAGCTGAGGACGGCATGGGTTCTTCCGTCGATGCGGCGACGGGCCTGGTGGAGGAGCAGACGGACGCGCTGACTGAGAACTTGGACGCGTTGAATGCTCTTGCGCAGATCAACATGACTGTTGATGAGGCGCAGGGTGCGTGGCAGCAGCAGATTGATGACAACGCTGAGGCCTTGAAGAAGCTCAACGGGTACACGGACGAGGCTGGCCAGTGGGTCGACGGGTTGGGGCGCGCGGTCAACGACTCGGCGGACGCCTGGGATCTCAACAGTGAGGCTGGGCGGCTGGCGAATGACACGATGCTCGACACGTCGAAGAAGGCGTGGGACGTGATAAACGCCCTGAACGAGCAGGATGCGTCGACGGCTGAGTTGCGTGGGGCAACGGCTCAGATGCGTGATGAGTTCATCCAGACGGCCACGCAGATGGGAATGAGCCAGCAGGCGGCGGAGACGCTGGCGGACAAGTATGGGCTGATCCCCAGTGAGGTCACGACGCGGATCAATGCGAATGACGCGGATGCGCGGCAGAAGATCGCTGACATTCAGGCGAAGATGAACCAGCTTAACGGTTCCACGGCAACGTTCTACATGCGGGGCGTGGTGACGGGCGCTTCCTCGGTGCGGGAAGCCGCGAACGCCCTTATCGGCGGCGGCGCGGGGTTGGCGGGCGGCGGCGCCGTGTCGGGGCCAGGCACGGGGACGTCAGATTCGGTAGGGCCTTTCTGGCTGAGCAATGGCGAGTACGTGGTGCGCGAGCAGGCGGCCAGTCGTCACCGTGCGCTCCTGGATGCGATCAACTACGGGGGCGGCATCGGCATGGCTGGCGGTGGCTCGGTTGGCACGGTCCCGCAGTCGATGCTTTCCCCGAGTGTGAGTGTGGCGGCGCCGGTGGTGTCCATGCCGTCGGCTCTGGTGGTGGTGGATGCCGATGGTGCGCTGGTGGGTCGGATGCGTGTGGAGGCGGATCGGGCTGTGTATGAGTGGGATCGGGCGTAGGGGGCTGTCGTGGCTGTTGTCGGTTGGGTGGCGTCGCATACAGGATT